AACTTGCTTGGCCAGAAGCTTGGGTTTATAAATCTTTCTATCATTTGTAATTGTTCGTCGTTAAATGATTTTAACATCCTTTTGCCTGCGTTGCAACCTAACAATAACCACGGGCTTATGTTTCCTTGTTGTATGTGTTGCACCGCCCTGTTGGTGTTCACAAGTCTGAAGTAGTCACTCCACTGTGCATTTTGTTCTTCTGCCCAGTCCATCATCGTTGCTATGCTCCTTTGAAGTGCGGCTTCGACAGGTTCTGATTTTATTGTTTCTATCAAATATGTTTCGTATAGATCATCTCTTGCCCAGTGATCAAGTTTCACTTTTGATTTCAAAACAAAATCTATGTATTTGTCTGGGTACAACGGGTTTATATGCATAATGAATCTACCAAACTTTACAAATGCATTGTAGTAAGGGCTCTTTACAAAGTCGTCATATGTTTTTGTTTTTGAATTTTTTTGATGTATCTGATAAAAACGTTGGAACACCATAAATGCATTCACTACCCATTTCTCATCCTTTTGCAGATATCTTCTCTTGGGCTCACACATATGAACTTGCAAAGTTCTCTCCTTGGTGAACTCTTTGCCGCAATAAGGACATTTATATTTTGTCGATGCCATGCGCCTCCAGTAAGTCCTCCAATTCTTTATCTGATATGATTGTGTCTAATGTTTCTAAGTCTGCTTCTTTCCATGTTGGATAAATCTGTTGTAGTTTTTTTAAGCTCTTGTTTGGTACTCTCTTCATTGGTTTGATCCATGGATGAAATTGTTGCGTTTCCGCTCCGCACATGGATGTCAGTATCCATAATAGTTTCTTGTGTTTACCAAGCGTGAAGCAGTGCTTGTTTACACATTCGTTTATCATTTCTACATAGTGTTCGACGTAGAAAGGGTCTTTTGAAGAAACATTTGAAACATATCTCATAAGCATATATGGACTGTACAGTGATTTCTCTTTGTCGTCGATCCTGTCGAAGTAATCTTTGTTTCTGAAGTCAACGGCTTTCAGTCCGTTTCTCAAATCAAAAAATTTTCTATTTTTGTCTGCCGGCATATTTTAATCCAAACGCTGTGCAGTGTTCTGCTGTTTTAAAAACTAATTTCATGTATCCATTCATGTAGTGATATTCTGTCAATCCTAATTTTCCTTTCTCTTTAGACAGCCATCCAAAAAAATCCATTGCCCATTCACCTTGGTCCATCCACACTGCCTTGTTTTGTATCCTCATCATGGGACAAGGTATCTTAATTGTTTTCCTACCAGACCGAGCCATAGTCCACCTGTTCGCATTGTCTCGAAATGTCCTTTACAAAGTAAGCACAGACCGGGTTTGGTCCATTGTTTAAAGGAACAGCCAACATCTGTCCTGACTTGATCTTTGGGAAGTACCACTTAACTTCTGTGTAGATGTCCACAACATCTATTGGATGAAAATCAGGTTTTGGACTAGACAACGGATTGAAAGTGAAAGCGTCAAATCCTCTGTCATTCAAACTAGTAATAGGTAGAACGTGCATCTCTGATTGACCGGCCTCGCCTATTAGCATTTTCCAATCCAAAGGCATTTTTATTTTATAATTTCCTATTTCTAATACCGCCGCTGGAGCATTGAAGCTCTCTAGGAATATTAATGGTATGTAAAAGAAATCCGGATTCTCAGGATCTGAATTGTCCAATACTGCAAATCTTAGATTCTCATCCACCCATTCTGGTATTTTCTCTAGTTTGTATGTCCTGTTTTCAAGTGTAAGGATTTTCATAATTTATTTTTTCTATATTATACGGGTAATTTGCTTCTTTGTAAAACTTTTTTCTCGCACCGAGATGTCTTTTCGCAAACTTACAACTGCTGGTAATATCCCATATCTGTACGCTGTCTTTGTCCTCTGCCTTCCTTATGCCACGTCCTATCGACTGTATGACCCTCACGAACGACTTTCCTGGCTCTATGAGAACAAGATTAAAAATCCTAGGAATATTAATGCCAACAGCGGCAACTCCATATGTGGCAATAATAACTTTATTTGTTGCAGTAGATATTTCATCGTATTGCTCCTTCCTGTCCATGTTTTTAGTTGATCCTGATACAAATACTGAATCCTTAATTTTCTTTTCAAGCATCTCACCTGCCGATATTCTATCAACCAGTATCAGTGTGTTACCTGATGTTGCTATATCTTTTATTGTGTTCGCCACCCACGACATTCTTTTTGAATCTGTTGTTAGCCATTTTAATTCTTCAGAGTAAGTTTTGAACTGTGGATGATCTTGTGTTTGTAAAACATTTACATGACAGTTTGCTAGTACGCCCTTGTCTTGTAAAGTACTTGCTTGTATCCTATTCGCCACTTCACCGATACTGCATTTAAGTCCCATGAATTCATAATCTGCTTTTGGCACAGTGCCAGTGAGTCCCCATCTGATGCCACAGTGTGCGAATGGTCCAGTCAGTAATCTTTTTAGTACATCTGCTTTTGCCATGTGAACCTCATCTATGATCACAGTCTGTATGCCATCACAGAATTCTTTAAACTCCGTGCTGTGTTCATTCTTCGCTTTCTTCTCGAGAACATTAAGACTTTGCCAGGTTGCTATCGTGTTGTATCTTCCAACTTCTTTTCTGTCGCCATAGTAAACACCAGTGTCCAAATTACAAGCAAGGAAGTCCTCCTCGGTCTGTGTAACAAGACTTTTGTTTGGCACAATAGTGATTGTTCTTCCGTATGGTTCGACCAGTTGGCACAGTGCCGCAGTAATAATGGTCTTACCTGCGCCAGTGGCGATCTCTTGTATGCTTTGTGGATTCTCAATAAACTTGTTGATAGTTTCCACTTGATAGTCTCTTAATTCTATAGGTTGTCCTGCACAAGGATGATTATCAGGCCATTTAAGATGTGATAGATAATTTTTATTGACTGCATCAAACGTAAAATCATGTTTTTCCCTGCGGTCCTCGATATCTATGTAAACTCCGCCGTCGTCTAACATTGGTAGTATTTGGTCAACCAAATTAAGATATGTAGTGCCACCCAAACCAAAAAAACTTACTTTGCCATCCCATCTACCTAGTTTCACAGCCGGTAGATGTCTTGCATATGGTATTTCATATTTGAATTTGTTTGAGAGTCTTTTACGCCACTCGAGACTTAGATTCTCGAATTTTACATTTACTTCATCTTTAATTACTAATTTACAACTACTCATTTCAAAGTTTTACTATAACATGATCATGCCAATCCCAACTGCTCGGCTGATGATCATTATAATACAACTTTTTTGGAAGATTTTCAAGAAGTCTTTTGAGATTGTCGGTTCCTGTTGCGTAATAACCACCTCCAAGACCTATAAGACTTGCCCGTGGTTTCACTTTACTTTTTATAAGTGCCCTAGGAATTCTATTTCTAACAAAGATAATTTTGGTATTATCACTTATAAGTTTAAACTGTTTGCTCATCTGATGTAACTCATAGAGATTTTCGAAGAACTCATGAGGTTTATAATTGTCCACTAGCCAGTGTCTTTCATTAGTAAATTTATCAATGTCCTTTTTGTAAATTGGCTCCTTCACATCAAAACCCCAAGAACAGTCATTAAGTATATCAATTCCATTTGCCTTGAATGCGTTTAACCATTCCCAAAAATTTTTAACATCCTCCTCCATGTGTATGTCACCACTCACTGGCATGATTAATGGAAATGCGTCAAGTTCAACTAATCCTGCAACCACTTCTTTTTTGGACCAACCCTTTGAATCGATCCATAATTTGGTGTGATTGTTATGTGCAATTTTATACGCAATACTTGTTTGTGCCGCTACCGTAATGCCTTTAGTTGAAATCTTCAAATTTTTCAATGTGTCTAGTTGTTGCAATGTGCTCTTATTAGTAATGTGTTTCTGCCAGTATGTTTGAAGAGATTCGGTTGCATTATCTAAAACTATATCTTCCCCCACTAGTTTCGCTGACGGATTTCTATGTAATATTTTTTCCTTTTTAATTTCATCATAATCGTTAAGAAGCGAATCATCCGTAAATTTGAAATCATATCTCACGGCGATAAGTGTTAGATAATATGCAGTAACATCACTGTGTAGGAAAGTCCATTTTTTATTTTCTCCATCATACACACTGTATCCTGCTGGCATGCCACGTTTATCTTTAAGGCATCTTATTAGTTGTATGATTTTTTTGTTATATGGGAATCTTATTTCAATATAATCTACGTTCTTATCGTCGGTGTACTTTTCAATGCTTTTGGCAAAACTGATCACACGGAATTCTTCATCATATTTTGGCTTGTCTAGTAATTCTTTAATGTCCATTCCGTGTGCTTGGAACTTGGTCAAATATCTTTTTAGAATTACTAATGCCAACTTGCCTTGTTTTTCTGTCCATGGATATTGCGATTCTGCCAACGATTTCAC